GACGGACAGCTTCAATCTTAAAATTTTTATCAAAGCGTTTCATTGATGGACACCTCCATATATTATGGTTTTATTATACCAACCATTCTCTGTGTCCATCAAATCGGGGTAACTTCATTATTTACATTATATACAGGATAAAAATCTTCTGGCTTTATCAAATGACTCTTAATTACTCCATTGTCCAAATACACATATTCTCCAACATCACCATATTTATTGATTTTATCAATTATTGCGTAATCCACATTATTATAATTACCTCTGTAATATATCCAATCATACTTTTCAACCATTGGCTCACTTCCTGCCAATGTTATTGGCTTTCCCAAAAGGTATGTATTATGGAAATTAATAATTGTCTTAGCGGTCTGCAATATTAATTTTGTTGTCTTATACTCTTTTCCCTTATACACCGAATCCTCTCTTTGCAGTATCTTGTGTTTACCCATAAGGTAATCCTTATTTCTCAATACATTACTAATCCTTTGAATGTGATGTCCTTGTTTTACCTCTTCTTCAAACCAGTAAGCATTATTATCATAATTCATTTGAATATATTCTTTTATTCCCATTGACTAATTCCTCCATTCCAAAATCTTAAAATCATATTCCTCACCATCATCAATAAAAAAAGGCACTGTAAATGCCTTAACTTCGTTGAAGTTTATACATACCGTTTGCTTTTTTATATAATCATCAAATACATAAAATTTATTTTCCATCATCTCTTTTTCTGCTTTTGAAAGTTTTTTAAACTTATTCTGATTCAATATATCAATAAAATCACAAACTTGTGATAATGTTGTATTTATAACTATTTCTTGTTTAAATCCCTTCATTAAAAATCTCAATTTAACTAATGTAGCATCTACATCAATCAAATCTTTTTTTATCTTTGCCATTGTTTTTATACCTTCTTTCCTTCTTTTTTCTACGTTTGTCTTGTTCTTCTTGGATATATCCACTTTCTTTTAAAAATTTCTCCAACATTCTTTCAAATTTTGGATTAAAATTATCTTCCATAAATACACCCCTAAAAAATAATTAATTTTAAAATGTTTTATTTTAATGGGTAATATAAAACCATTACCAACTCATAAACTTGTCTAAAAACATTTAAAATTTTTTTCACAGAAGGTTTTAAACGTACCATTTTCCTTGTTTTATACCTGCAATTGCTAAGCAAAAAGCCATAATAATATCGTCATGGCGTCCACGCATAGCATTGTAACTACCATTATCATTAGCAACGAATGTTTTCATTTCCTCAAGCAATTCTATAGAGTTAATCTGAATCAATCCCTTATCAAACCATTCTCTGAAATCATTTACTATAATCCCTTTTGTCTTTGAATTAGTATCAAATCCTATTTGTGTTTTGGCTCTTCCACGCTCATCATATGTTTTATACTTGCTCATATTCTGGTAATAATAGGTATATCTCAACCTTTCGATTACACTGTGTCCACCGCTTTGTTTTTCCACTACAAGAAAAGCAGTATTATAATACTTGCCTATTTCGTTGACTACTTCTGCGAATTCAAAAGGTTTTAACTTATTACTCCTAAACATAGCACATTCTCTACCATCCTTATCCAAAACAACACAAACTGAATAATCTCTATCTCCTCCTAAACCTTCAGCAACGTCTACCCCAATATAAAACTTCTTACTTTGCTCTGGCTTATGATATATGAAAAAAGATTTACCATAGTGATTTTTTAAAACCGCTGGCAAATCTACTAACTTATTCAATGGTATATATTTTTCTTTTCTTCTTGTTAACTCTTTTTCAATAGCAAATATTCTTTGACTGTCAAATACCGTTGTATTTGTACTTATAAATGCTTCTAAATCTGTTGAAGGATATTCCTGTTGGAATTCATCTAAACTAGCATTTTGTATTTTTAATCTTCTCCAAATTATCTGCTCTATTGTTGCACCTTTCTCATATAAATCCTTTTCAACATCATCTAAATCATCTATAGTTGGTAATGTGTTATTATGTCTTGCTTTCCATACCTTAACTGCATAATCATAATCTTTTTTAAACATTGTTTTATTTTTATACCAGTTGTAAAAAAATGCTCTATATAGATTCTCCCCTGCCTTAGCTTTGAAATATAAATCATTAAACCAATTCATTCCATTAGCAGTTGATTCGATAATCAATATTCCACTAGGTACTAATGCTTGCTCAATCGCCAATAATTGCTTTTCAGCATTATCCTTCCAGAAAGCATATTCTGAAAGGTGTACAAATTTTAAAGTCATACCTCTCGAAATGTCCTTATTCCCACAGGTCGCTACAATAATTCTTGAACCATTATCAAATTTCAATTCCTTCTTACTGTTTCTTATATACTTAGGTCTTATAATCTCTGGTATTGTATAATACATAGTTTTCAATCTCTCAAATATCGCAGTTGCGGAATCAATACTATATGATACAAGCAAACATTCTGTATTTGGCTGAGTACAAGCATAATAAAGGCTTAATGCACATGCTAATGTACTAAATCCTAATTGCCTTGATTTTAATATGCAGTTGTATTTGCTAATATTCTGCATAAAATCCAACTGCAATTCATTCAATTTGAAAGGTATCAACTTACCTTCTTTGTCTGGAATTTTTATAAAACTTTCAATATACAATTTTGGATCATTAAGTATCTTTTTTAGTTTCTCAACATCTCTCATTCCTGCTCATCCTCCGGTAAGTCAATACCTTTCAACAATAGCGACAACTCGCTTTCTTTATCTGCAAAGAATCCACTTTCTCTGAATTTTATTATCCAATTCGCTGCATCAGTTGAACCATCTAACGCCTTTTTATACATTGATTTATAAAGTTTAATCAAATTTTGTTGTTCTATTAACCCCATCCAATACTTAATACCCTTTTGCACCTGCTCATCCAACAACCAAGTCATACAATAATCATATGTCTTACCACTTAAATACTTCTTTGAATATTCCTCAAATTTTTCTCTATCTGAATCATCTGCTAAATACCATCTGATAAAATACGCTTTTTGCTCTGGTACAATCTCAAGAAGTTTTTGCCATGCAGTAAGCTCTTTTTGTTTTTTAGCCATGTTATCAACCCTCCAATTTAAGTAATTCATCTTCAGATATAAATCTCTTAAACTCTCTATTTTCAACGAGTAATATTGCTTCAATTACATCTTTTGGAACATTTCCGTAAACAAAATACTCGTAGTCTTCAATGTAGCGACAAACCTTAATGTTACTTAAATTACATAAAAAAATTATACCTTTAGTCGTACGACTTGCAAAAACAGTGGCATAATCTGCTTTTGGAGTAAAATATACAAAACTACAATAAACAGGTATAAAAAATCCATCAATTATTATCTTCTTAGCATTAGCAACAGAAGTACCATGAAAAAATACTCTAGTTTTTTCCGCATCGCTTAAAAATATTTTATTCCCATATATCTCAACACCTAAATCATAATACTTTTTTTCTAGCACATAGTAATCCATTGATTAAACCTCCATATACCTTAGTTGAAAATCAGCAAAATCTTTAATATGAATTTTTCTTACTTCTCCTGTTTCCAGAATTTCTATGTATATATAAGGTTCTTCATAATACAAAACCTTGAATAATTGCATTTTCTAACCTCCAATCAAACATAAAAGGTGAGTATATTTCAACTCACCTTTTAAACTTAATAAAATATTTATGATTCCGTTCTGATTATTAAAAATATGTACAAAATTATACTCAATAGATTATTTTATTACTTTAAAGAAATACTAACATGCAATACAAGGTAATTTATTATAGTCATTTATTTTAAATTCTTTTAATTTATAATAAAAATCTTTTGTTAATAATTCTTTTAATTGTTTATCAGAGTATAAAGTACAAAGGCAAGCATTAAAGCAATTAGTACAATTCTTATCACAAACCCTAAATATATTTTTATTATCTGTTTCATTTTTTCCGTAAATTATACTCAATAGATTATATTTATACTTATTAACCTCACTTATAGGCTTATTAGAAGATTTATTATATATCATATTATCACTTCTAATCACATCAATTACTTTTAATTCTTCTAATTCCTTTACTAACTTTTTAGTGTTGTGCACTAAAAAGTAAAAAATTGTATTACCAATAGATTGGCAAAATTAAAGCATAAGCAGACCATTTGTGGTAGTTTTGAATTGCTAAAACAAAAACACACGGGGGTCAAA